GAGCTTTGCGCCCGCCACTGTGCGGGCGCTCTTTTACCCTTTCGGAGCCGATATGAAGAACGCAACCATGTTGTACAAGGCCCCAGGCCCGCACGAAATCCACGGCGGCAAGTTCGACACCTTGATTGTCGATGCCGACGAGGTGGAGCAGGCGCAGGCGGACGGCTGGTTTTTGACCACGCCCGAGGCGAAGGCTGCGCATACCGAGTCCATGCAACCCACCACCGCCGACAACGCACCGCCGACCCGCGCCGAACTCGAAACCAAGGCCGCCGAGCTGGGCATCGCGTTCGACAAGCGCACCGCCGACAAGACGCTGGCCGGCAAGATTGCTGACGTGCTGAAGGCTTGATGTGAAAACCTTTCGCGCCTATGCCGATGACTGGCGTGGCAAGCGTCACTTCCATGTTCATGTGCGCGTGTTTGATTCACGGCAAGCCATGCAGGAAAACATCGAGCAGGAGCATTTTGGGCCAGCACAGGATTGCCATGGTCAATGCTCTGGCGTCTCGCATTACAACGCTTCAGGCAAGCTGACGGGGCGCTTTGCGGTCATGTGGCTCAACGCGCAAGACCTCAAAGCGCGCCCGGCAGAGCTTGTTTCGCATGAGTGCATCCATGCGGCCATGCGCCACATGAAAAACCATGACGTTGACCTGTCTGAGATGGCCGGTGAAGAAGCCTTGTGCTACACGGCCGGCAGTCTCACAAGCCAGATAAACGACCGCCTTCACAACATGGGGGTGTTTTCATGAGTTGGACCAAGCGCGAACTCGTCTGCCAGGCCTTCGAAGAGGCTGGCATGGCCTCCTACGTCTTTGACCTGACCGCCGAGCAGCTGCAAAGCGCCATGCGCCGCATGGATTCGATGATGGCGACCTGGGCAGCCAAGGGCATCCAACTGGGCTATGCGATGGCGAGCGGCCCGGCGACCGGCGACCTTGACCAGCCCTCCGGCCTGCAAGCCACGGCGAACGAAGCGGTCTATCTCAACCTCGCGCTGCGCATCGCCCCGGCCTTCGGCAAGACCACCCCGCAGGGCACGGCGATTGCCGCCAAGGATGCCTATGACAGCTTGATGCTGGCCGCAGCGCAACCCCAGCCCGTGCAGATGCCGTCCAACATGCCCATCGGCGCCGGTGCGAAGTCCTGGCGCAACACCTGGCGCGGCCCATTCGCCACGCCACCCAACACCGCGCCCGTGCGAAACGACGCGGCCGGCAACCTCGATTTTCTGGAGCCTTGAGCATGGCGATTCAAAATTTACCTTCCGCCGATGCCGTCAACGCCACCGACAAGCTGGCGCTGTATTCCGCATCGCTGGGCATGGACGCCGGCGTGACGCTCGCCATCCTGTTGTCCTGGCTGCGCACCGAGCTGGCTTCGGCCGGCGCGCTGGTGACGCAGTACGGCGCACCGAATGCGACCGGCTTCAGTGTGCAGGTGCTGGCCGCTGGCGATGGCCTGGGGCAAAGCGTGTGGCTGCTGCTCACGCCGCTAGCTGGTTACGCGGCCGGAACGATTGTCCTGCCCGCTGCGGCCATCTGTCAGGACCGGCAGGAGGTGCTTGTCTCCACCACGCAGGCCGTCACCACGCTGACCATCAGCGGCAACGGCGCCACGGTCAACGGCGCGCCAACCACGCTTGCGGCCAATGCCACGTTCCGCCTCAAGTTCGATGCGGTCAATCAGTCGTGGTACCGGGTGGGCTGACCGCCGAATCAAAACAACAGGATCAATCATGGACATCATTGCAGTCAACAACGCCACCGGCATTGCCATGCGCTGGCGCGACAACGGCGACGGCACCTACTCGCCGGTTATCGCGGCGAATACCGGAGCCACGGCAAATCAAATCCAGGGCACGGCCGCCGATGGATCGCCAGCAGTCGGGAGCCCTGTCCAGGTGGGCGGCAAGGATGGCGCGGGCAATGCCCAGACCCTGGCTACCGACACATCGGGCAATGTGGGTGTTGGCACCGGCACGGCCGGAACCGCAGCGACCAACGTCGCGACGGTGCAGGGCATTGTTGGCGCGACGCCGGTCATCGTGGGTGGTGCGGTTGCATCCGGCGCCGCGGATTCCGGCAACCCCTTGAAGGTGGGCGGCGTTTACAACAGCACGGCGCCGACTCTTGCAACCGGCCAGCGCGGCGATGCCCAGCTGGGTACGCGCGGCAGCATGAACGTCACATTGTTCAGCCAGGACACCAATGTCTCCATTGGCGCCACATCGAACCATGTCGATGGGCTGTCGGTATCGCCGATACTCAACAAACTCTCCGTCGTCAGTGCCGGCTATGCTTTCAACGGCACATCGCTGGACCGCCTCCGCACAGTTGGCGGCGCCGCCAACACGACGGGCGTAGGCATCGCCGCCGTGGGCATGGCGCTGCTGTCCACCAGCGACTTGACGCGCCTCGTCATCACCAACGCGGCGGCCAGCGGCAACACCACCTTGGTTGCGGCAGTAGCTGCACAGACAACCCGCGTCCACCGCCTGCGCCTGAGCGTGGCCGGGGCGTGCATCGTCAAGATCACCGATGGCGCGGGCGGCACGGTGCTGGAAACCTTCAACTTCGCCGGCAATGGCGGCGGCGTGGTTTTGGACTTGAGCGACCGCCCGTACTACAAGACGACCGCAAACACAGCCCTGGTACTCAATGTCTCGGCCGCCGTGCAGGTCGATGGCGTCCTTGAATACGTGACGGCGGCATAAATGAGCGCCATCAATGGCGGCATGGCCGTCCCCGTCGAAATGCGCCGGCTCACGGGCATCACATCGGCCAGCACGCTGACGCTGCCCGCTGGCTACATGCTGCGCTCGATTGCGGCCAGGGCCAACAACGCCAACGCCGTGACGGGTGGCCTCAAGGTCGGCACCACGCTGGGCGGGGTTGACGTGCTGGCCGCGCTGGCGCTGGCTGGCAGTGCGCTATCCACCGGCACCGCCCTGATCGGCGCCGTTTCCGCTGCCGACCGCACGATTTATGTTGATGCGGTCGTCGCCTGGAATTCGGCGAATGTCGATCTGGCGTTTGTGATGGTCAAGGTTTTCTGACGGCGACACATGCAAATACCAATAATTTCAGGGGTTTTTGCTGACGGCTCGGCCGACTTCCGCACTATCTACCCGAGAAATCTGATTCCCTTGCCGAAAGAGCAGGGGATTTCCAAGGGCTACCTGCGCCCCGGCGAGGGCTTGGTCGAGTTCGCCACCGGCGCGCCCGGCATTGACCGGGGCGGTATCGCGTGGAACGGGCAATGCTACCGCGTCATGGGCTCCAAGCTGTGCCGCATCAGCGAAGCCGGAACCATCACGGAGCTCGGCGATGTGGGCGCCGGTGGGCTGGTCACGATGGATTATTCGTTTGACCGGCTGGGCATTGCATCGAATGGCAATCTCTATTACTGGAATGGCGCGACGCTGGCGCAGGTGACCGATGTGGATCTGGGTGTCTGCCTGGATATTCAGTGGGCCGATGGCTACTGGATATCCACCGATGGCACCAGCCTCGTCGTGACCGAGCTGAACGACCCGTTTGCCGTCAATCCGCTCAAATACGGCTCCAGCGAGGCCGACCCGGACCCGGTCAAGGCATTGCTCAAGCTGCGCAACGAGATTTATGCCGTCAACAGGTACACCACGGAGGTGTTCGACAACATCGGCGGCAGCGGCTTTCCGTTCCAGCGCATTCCTGGCGCGCTGGTGGAGGTGGGTGCAGTCGGCACGCACATGGCCTGCCTCTACGGCGGTGCGGTTGTGGTGGTGGGCTCGGCGCGAAACAGCCCGCCCGGCGTGCACCTGGTGGGCGGCGGCGAGGCTCTGCCCATTTCCACCGCCGAAATCGACCAGCTGCTCGAAAGCTACACCGAGGCCGAGTTGTCGGCCTGTTTGCTGGAGACGCGCACCTTTCGCAAGCGCCAGCAGCTCTACCTGCACCTTCCCGACCGCACGATGGTCTACGACCTTGCTGTCAGCAAGGAAGTCGGGCAGCAGGTGTGGGTCGAGCTGGGCAGCTCCGTGCTGGACCATGTGCAGTACCGTGCGCAGAACTGGGTCTGGTGCTACAACCAGTGGATTTTCGGCGACCCGCAGGCCGCGCGCCTGGGTACGCCCTCCGACACGCTGGGCAGCCACTACGGCGAGCTGATAGGCTGGGAATTCTCGACGGCCATGCTCTACAACGCAGGCATGGGCGCCATCATCCACGAGCTGGAGCTTGTCTGCCTGCCGGGCCGCGTGCAGTTTGCCGATGATCCGGTGATCTGGACCAGCTACAGCGTGGACGGCGAGACCTGGAGCCAGGAAAAGCCGATCAGCGCAGGCAAGCAGGGCGAGCGCACCAAGCGCCTGCGCTGGCTGCAGCAGGGGCCGTGGGCCAACTACCGGATGCAGAAATTCCGGGGCAACAGCGATGCGCACCTGTCCTTCGCGCGCCTCGAGGCGCAGGTGGAGCCGCTCAGTGTCTGAGGTCGTCACGCGGCGCGTCACGCGCGACAAGCTGGCCGCCGTCTTCAAGTCGCATGAACTGGTCAAGCTGGTCGAAAGCCTGACGCAGGATGTGACGCAGACGCTTCCCGATCGCAGCGATGCCGCGCAGGCCGCCGCAGACGCTGCTCAAGATGCCGCCAATGCCGCCAGGGATGACGCCGCCGCCGCGCAGGCCGATGCAGACGCCGCGCAAAATGCCGCCGATACCGCCCAGGCCACGGCCACCGCAGCGATGGAGCGCGCCGATGCCTTGTCGCTGGGCATCTTTTTACGGCCTGCGCCGCCAGCGCCGCCAGCCATCCCGGCCAATGACGCCCAAGCCATCCTGGCCAACCGTGTTTTCAGGAGCCTCGCATGACCACTTTTTCACGCCTTTTGCTGTCCGGCAGCACCAGCGGCAAGCCCATCCCGGTGGCCGCCACCGCCACGCCCGGCACGCTGCTGCATACCGCCGTCGCGGGCGCCGATGCCTTTGACGAGGTGTATCTGTACGCCGCAAATGTTACCGGCGCGGCCGTCGCGCTGACCGTGGAATGGGGTGGCGTGACCGACCCCGGCGACCTGCTGGTCAAGCAGTACAGCATCCCGGCCAATTCCGGCCCGGTGGCGATTGCCGTAGGCCAGTCGGTCAATGGCGGGTTGGTGGTGCGCGCCTTTGCGGCAGCGGCCAATGCCATTACGGCCACGGGCTGGGTGAATCGCATCGGTTGAATATATTGAATTGATTTTCGATAACTTCTAATTATAATTGGTTACCCCGAAATAGGGGCAGCTGAGCAACGCGCAGCCAGCGGCGCATCCAACCCCGGAAGGGAGATGCATGACCGCCATTGCCACCGCTCGCGACAAGATCAATCACTTCGAGGCGCTCAACCTTGAGCGCCCGCAGATTGACCTGCAGACCACGCATCACCTCGTCAACGGCATCTATGCACGGACCATCTTTGTCCCCAAGGGTGCGGCGCTGACGGGTGCGGCCAACAAACACGAACACCTCAACATCTACGACGGCGACATCACCGTCTGGACCGAAGCGGGCGAGCAGCGCATCACCGGGCGCGGCCTGCTGGTCGGGCACCCCGGCAGCAAGCGAGCCGGCTTTGCGCACGCCGATACCTGGTGGACCACGATCCACGCCACCAGCGAAACCGACATTCAAAAAATCGAAGACGAGATGACCGACGAGGCCGAGCAGCTTCAGACCCGTCAGGCGCTCGGCTTCGAGCAAACCACACTGGAGGCCTGATGGCACTTGGAATCAGCGCGGCCACCTGGGCCGGAATCGGGGCCATCGGCAGTGTCGGCGTCGGCCTCTACGGCGCCAGCCAGGCGGGCGATGCGGCAGCAGGGGCGAATGCGGCCACGCAAGCGGGCAACCAAGCCGCAATGGCCGAGCAACAGCGCCAGTTTGACGCAATTCAAAAGCTGCTCTCGCCCTACGTCAATGCAGGCACGGGCGCGCTGGCCGGCCAGCAGAACTTGCTTGGCTTGAACGGCAATGGCGCGCAGCAAGGCGCCATCAACGGCATCAAGGGATCGCCGGCCTACACGTCGGCCCTGAGGGCTGGCGAAAACTCCATCCTGCAAAACGCCAGCGCCACGGGTGGCCTGCGCGGCGGCAACGTGCAATCAGCCTTGAGTCAGTTCAGCCCGCAATTGCTGACGCAGCTGATCCAGCAGCAGTACAGCAACCTGGGCGGCCTGTCGAGCATGGGCCAGAACGCGGCGGCTGGCGTCGGCAATGCCGGAATGAGCGCCGGCAACAACATCAGCAACCTGCTGTCTGCCAATGGACAGAGTGGTGCGGCAAGCATCCTGGCGCAGGGTCAGGCGTCGGCAGGCGGCCTGAATTCGCTGCTGGGCGGCATCGGCGCCATGGGCGGGCTTGCCCGGTACAACGGCGGCGGCGCAGCCAACTCGGGCGGCCTGATGGGTGATCTGGCTTCCTACGGAGTTTTCTGATGGCACTTCCTAACTATTCCATTGACGTGGGCAACCCGTTTCAGTCGCTGGCCTCGGGCTACACGCTGGGCGCGGGCATCCGCGACGACCAGGCCAAGCAGCAGCAATTGGCGCTTGCGCAGCAGCAGCAGCAGCAGATGCGGCAGGACTTCATGCGCGTGTCCATGAGTCCCGCATCCACGCCGGCCGACTATGCCCGCCTGACGCTGCAGTACCCGGCCTTCAAGGATCAGCTCAAGCAGGCGAGCGAGATGCACACGGAGGACCAGAAGACCAACAACGTGCAGTACGGCACGCAGGTCTATGCGGCCCTCACGAACGGCTCGCCCGACATCGCCAAGCAGCTGATCGAGCGGCGCATCACGGCCCTGAAAAACAGCGGAGACGAAAAAGGCGCGCAGCAGGCGTCCATCTGGAGCCAGATCATCGACCAGAATCCGGTACTGGCGCGCAACATGATCGGCACATCGCTGGTGGCGCATGACGAGAAGCTGGCCGGCAGCCTGGCGGCGCTCGGCGGCGAGCAGCGCAACGAAGCGAAGGCGCCCGGCGAACTCGCAAAAACCAACGCCGAGGCCGGCATCAAGACCGTGGAGGCGGCTAATGCCCCGACCAAGACCGCGCTTGAGAATCAGGCCGCCGCCAACAAGGCGCGAATCGACGACCTCAATGTCCAGATCAGCCAGGCCAACAGCGAGACGCAGCGCGGGCAGTTGATCCTGGAGCGCGACAAGCTGACGGCTGCGCAGACCGAAAAGAGCCGTGATGCAGGCGCATCCGCTCAGGACGCAATGGATTCGGCCAATGCACTGATTGCGCAGATCAAGGGCGTGCAGAACCATCCCGGCCTGGATGCCGGTACTGGCACCATGAGCGGTATCCGCTCCTACTTCAACAGCACCGATGCCAACGATTTCCGCAAGGCAGTCGAGGGCCTGAAGTCCCCGGTGTTCCTGAACGAGCTGGGCAAACTCAAGGCGGCCGGCATCACGCTCGGGCAAGTCACCGAGGTTGAAGGTAAAAAGCTGGAGCAGCGGATTGCCAATCTCGACCCCGACCAGTCAACCCCGGCATTCAAAAACCAGGTTGGCGTGCTGCTCAAGGATACGGAGCAGTTCATCAAGAAAATCACGGCATCGGGCAAGCTGCCCACGACAGGCGGTGCGTTCGTGGCGAATCACCCCAAGTTCGGGCAGGTCAAGGAAAGCGATATCAATCGCTTGCTGACGCAGTTCCCCGGCGCCACCCGTGAGCAGGTGCTGCAGTACCTGAGCCAGACGGGCGGCAAGTGATGGCGAGCGAATTCCCGACCAAATACACCGATCCGCTGTATGCCTCGCTCGATGCCAAGACCGAGCAGAAATTGGGCCTGCCCGTGGGCCTGCTGGCGAGCGTGCGCACCAATGGCGAGCGCAGCAACCACGACCAGACCAACAATCTCGGCACGTTCGGCGTGTACCAGTTCATCCCCGCCACGCGCCAGGCCATCCTGAAGAAATATGGGCTGGACGTGACCCTGAGCCCGGAAAACGCCGCCGAGGGCGCCGGCCTGCTGCTCAAGGAGGGCATGGACCGCAACAAGGGCGATGCGGCGGCCAGCGTCGGCGAATACATCGGCGGCCTGGACCGCAGCAACTGGGGCAAGACCACCAACGCCTACATCAACCGCGTGATGGTCGGGCAGACGGCCGCCAAGACCGGCGCCCTGGACAACGGCTTTGCAAAGTGGATGGCCGACAACCCGGCCAAGCCCACGGCACCAGCGCAGCCGGCCGCAACCACCGAATCCCCGCTGTCCGCAGGCTTTGGGCAATGGCTGCAGGCGCAGCAGGCACCACAGGGCGCGGCCGCCATCCCGACCGAGCCCGGCGCCAACCTCACGCCCACGCCACAGGCCGACCCATCGCTGGTCGAGCGCATCATCGGCGCGGGCGAGGCAGGCCTGTCCACCGCCACCAGCCTGACAGGCGGCGCGCTGGGCATGGCGGGCGGCACGGTCAAGGGCTTGGCCGGCGCCGTCATGGATGGCACCTACGGAACCCCGCAGGGCGCGCAGCAGGTCGAGCAGGCCGCATCCGATGGCGCGAGCGCACTGACCTACCAGCCGCGCACGCCGCAGGGCCAGGCGCAGACCGAGGCCGTGGGCAGCGCGCTGGCGTCGGCAATCCCCGTTATGCCGTTGACCGGCGAGCTGCAGTTGCTGGGCCGCGCAGGCGCCAATGCCGCGCCGGCCGCCATCGGTGCCGCACGCTCGGCCGGCAATGCCGTCGCCACCGGCGCGCGCGAAGCCGGGCAAGCCATCGGCGCCAAGGCCCAATCCCTGCGCCAGTCCGTGACCGGCGCCGAGCCGCGCACCGCTGGCGGCAACATGAGCGCCGCCGCCACCGACATGACCACCTTGCGCGATGTGCAGGCCGCCAGCCTGCCCGTTCCGGTGGAGTTGACGCGCGGCGCCGCCTCCCGCGATGCGGCGCAGTTGGGCTTTGAGAAAGAACAGATGAAGTCGGCCGAGATGGGCGGCCCCTTGCGCGACCGGGCCGAGCAGAACTCGCACCAGATCATGCAGAACTTCGATGCGTTCGTTGACCAGACCGGCGCGGTTGCCCCGGACATTCACGCCGCATCGAAATCAGTCGTCAACGCCATCGCGCAGCAGGCCGCGCGCGACAAGACCGAGATCCGCACGGCCTATGCCAAGGCCGAGAAGGCAGGCGAGATGGCTACGCCCGTGTCGCTGGGCAAACTGGTCGATTACCTGAACGAAAGCGCGCCCGATGCGGCCACGGCGCCACTGCTGACCACCGCCAGGGCGCAGGCTGTCAAGCTGGGCATTGCCGAGGACGTCGGCGGGCGGCTGGTGGCGACACGCGGCCCGGGTGCGGGTGGCTCGTCCATCATGAACAACCAGCCGGTCAACGCCGTCACCCTCAAGACCGCCGAGACGTTTCGCCAGGCCATCAACCGCAACACCGATTTCGAGCCGACCAACATCCGCCAGGCGACCATCATCAAGAAGCTGATCGACGAGGCGACCGAAGGCCAGGGCGGCGACATTTACCGCCAGGCGCGCGTGCTGCGCACCAACTACGCGCGCAAGTATGAAAACCGCGCCGCCGTGGCCGACCTGATCACGAACCGCAAGGGCATGGATGACCCCAAGGTGGCGATTGACAAGGTGTTCGACCGCTCGGTCATGCAGGGTTCGGCCGACGAGCTGCGCTTTTTGCGCCGCGTGCTGCAAACCAGCGGCGAGGATGGCCGGCAGGCGTGGAAGGAGCTGCAGGGCGCGACCATCAACCACATCCGCGAAGCCTCGACCGCGCTGGCGAAAGACAGCCTGGACCGGGACATGGTGTCAACCGCCAAGCTCAACGCCGTCATCAAGCGACTGGACAAGGATGGCAAGCTCGAAATCATGTTTGGCAAGAAGGGCGCCGAGACCATGCGCACGCTGAACGAGGTTGTCGCCTACGTCAACACCGTCCCGCCCGGAACCCTGATCAACAGCAGCGGCACGGCCGGCACGCTGATGGCTGCCATGGCCGAGATGGGTGTGAGCGGAACACTCATCGGCCTGCCGCTGCCCGTCATGACCGGCCTGCGCCAGATCGCCCGGTCCATCAAGGATGTGAAGCTAAAAAACCGCATCAACGCCGCTCTGGCCGCCCCGAAAAACCAATAGGACCCACCATGCAATCCATCGATTCCGTTTTCCCACAATTCTTCGATCTGGACGGATCGCCCCTTGATGCCGGGAGCGTCTGGTTCGGCGTCGTCGGCCTGAACCCGGTCACGTCGCCCGCCGTGGTGTACTGGGATGAAGCGGGCACCCAGCCTGCCGCGCAGCCCGTGCGCACGCTGGGCGGCTACCTGTCGCGCAGCGGCGCGCCTGCGCAGCTTTACACCGCGTCCCCTTATTCGATGTTGATCAGAAACCGGGTCGGCGCCCTGGTGGGCTCTGGCAGCCGCCAGCTGCCGGACAGCCTTGACGCGACATTCCTGCAGGGCGGGACCGGCGCCGTCCTGCAGTCGGTTCGGACAAAGCTGCGCGAGCGCGCCACGCCCGAGGACTTCGGCGGCTCGACCGATGGCGTCACGGATGCCACATCGAGCATCACCAAGCTGCTCGCCTATGCGAGAAACTGGCTGCCGACGGCGCTGGGCGCCTACCTGGCTTCATCGATCACCCTGAAAAGCAACCTGCTGATCGCCGGCGTTCCGTTTCTCGGCAAGCTGGCGAACACCGAGAACTTCCGCACGGTTGCCGATACATCCAACATCAAGCTGATCGGCGTTGACCTGGACGCCCTGGGCGGGACGGGCTACAACTGCAACACGGCCAACGTCAGGGATGTGATCATTTCGGCAAGCCGGATCAAGACGCCCGGCTATGGCGTGCTGACAAACCTCAATGCGATTGGCGCCGATGGCCTGATCGTCTCGTCCAACTTCATCAACTCGGACAAGGCGGACGGGATCGAGTTGAACAACCCCGTGGGCACGACTTACAACGCCGCACTGGTGGGCAATATCATCGATGGCGGCCCCAACCACACGTCAACATCTGCCGGATTCGGCGTTGGTGTTGCCGGCACCGACGGGCACATCACCCTCGGCAACCACGTGCGCGCATCCAAGAATGAAAGCTATCACTTCGAGGACAAGCAAAAGCGCGGGATCATGGGCTTCAATACCGCCCAGGCATCGGGGGGGAACGGCGTTCAGATTCTGTACAAGGTCGGCGCGCTGCCGATGGTGGTGGTTGGGAACTGGCTGAAGCGCGGCGGCGCGGCAGGGGGTGTCGGCATCAATTTCGTGTCGGATGCCAACGGCGTATCTCCGTTCAACGTCGTCGCACACAACATCGTCAGCGGCTTCTCGTCGGGAATCGTCTCCGATGGCTCGGGCGTCATCCAGGCGGCGGGCATCAACCTGGTGCTGGATGCTGCCATTGCGATAGAAGCGCGGGATAACGTATGGCTCGGGATGACCTATGCCAGGGGCTGCACGGACCTGGCCAAGGGCGGCGGCCTGGCCATCATCGGCAAGGTGGTCTCGCTGACGCAGGTGATGACCCCGCTCATTCGCGCCGGCACCACTGGCCACGGCCCGTACATGAAGGGCTTGCTGATGAATTTTCCGGTGGCGCACACCGGAGGCGCCGGGCTGGAGAACTTCGACATCCTGACCCTGCCGACGCGCATGGCCGGGCGCATCACCGTCACCTGCTCGAACGGCACCAACGGGCTTTTCTACTCTGCCGAGCTTGTGTGGGATGGCGCCACGCTGACGCTGAGCAATGCCGTTACCCGCGCGGTGGGCGTCATCAGCACGGTATCGCTGATCAACAACGCCGGCAATCTGGCGCTGAGGTTCTTTGCCGCCGCGCCCGTGAACTCGACGGGCGCAAAAGTCGATTTTGACGGCGTGTTTCATATTGCATGACCATGAAAATTCCGCAAGACAAACAACTCCACTTTTTCAGCGGCATGGCGCTGGCCGGGCTGGCCTCGCCCTTTGGCGTGGCAACTGCAATCCTCGTGCTACTGGTTGCGGCCATTGGCAAGGAACTGCGCGACAGCATGGGCTACGGCACGCCGGACGTATGGGACGCGGGCGCTACGGTGCTGGGTGGCGTGCTGCTGCTGGGCTGGCTTGAGATGGTGTGGAGGCTCCTGTGACGCCACCAACACCAAAAGCCACACCCGACGCCGGCGCCCGAGTCACCGTTGACATGAAGGTCCCACTCTGGGGTCTGATTTCCGCAGCCGGCGCGGGCTTCGTCCTGTTTGCCGGCCTCTACTTCAACGTCCAATCACTGACCGAAGCCGTCCGCGAGCTGCAAATCACGGTCAAGAGCGGCAACACCTCTGTTTCCGTGCTGACCTCGGAAATGGCGCTGCTGAAATTCCGAACCGGCACGCTGGAGGCGGATGTGGCGCGGATCAATGAAATTCAACGCAACTCAAGAGGTGGCAAATGAAGCTGATCAAAAACACCCGCGCGGTGTTGCACCACTACAGCACCATCGCCCTGGGTATGGCCGGCAGCCTGCAGGGGGGCTGGGCCAGCCTCCCCATCGATCTCAAAAACAACCTGCCGGCATCCGTGGGGCAGGCTGTGGCATGGATCACGTTTGCCGTCGCCGTCGCAGGCCTGGGGGGTAAGTTTGTGGATCAAACGCCGAAGGATGCACCGTGACCCTGACCGCCTCGCAGCTACAGGCTGGCACGGGCTGCACAACCGCGCGCGCCACCGCCTGGCTGTCGCACATCCAACGCGCCTGCGCCATATTCGCCATCGACACGCCGGCCCGGCTGGCTGCCTTCCTTGCTCAAGTCGGGCATGAAAGCGGCCGGCTGGCCTACGTGCGGGAAATCTGGGGGCCAACGGATGCGCAGCGCCGGTACGAGGGCCGTACCGACCTGGGCAACACGCAGCCCGGCGACGGAAAGCGATTCATGGGACGCGGCCTGATCCAGACGACCGGCCGGGCGAACGCGCGCGCGACGCGGGACGGCCTGCGCGAGTTCCTGCAAGTCGTACCAGATTTTGAGGCTGAGCCGGAGCAGTTGGAACAGCCCGACATGGCCGCAATGTCGGCGGCTTGGTACTGGCACAGCCGGGGATTGAATAAGCTGGCCGACCGGGGCGACTTCAAGGGATTGACCATGAAAATCAATGGCGGCCTGAATGGCTACGCTGACCGATTGGCATTGTATGAAGCTGCGCAGCGGGTGCTGGCATGAGCCCGCTCGCCGTGTGGCTCCTGATCTACGGCCGCTGGCTGCCCAAGCCGCCAAGCAAGCCCGATAGTCACTAGCGACTATTCGCCTCTTTCTCGCGCAGCTTGAGATTGAGGTAGCCCTGCAGCCAGGGTGAGCCGCCAAGCTCTTTGAACATTCGGCTCTGGCTTTCCGTTAGCCGGATGACATGGCGTTTTGTCGGGTCATCGAGCGGCTTGCGGCCGGCGCCCGGCTGAGCGCCGCCGAAGCCTTTGCGGGGGCCGCCTCTACTCATTTCGCAGCATGGTCGATGGCCGGGCCTGCGGGCTCGGGCTTCCAGTGTGTCGGCGCTTCATCGCCATCGTGGCGGTCGCACGCTGAAAACCATGCCGGCTCGTCTTCCTCATCGAGTGATTCATCGAGATCATGGGCATAGGTGAGTTGCGCAAACCATACGCCACCATCTTCTCGCCAGACCATCACGCGCTTGTGCAGCGGTGCTGTTTCAATGGGTTGCCAACCCTCGTGGTGTGCGTCCTGCGCTGCCTGCCAGATCATCCGTCCATGGGTAAATCCGGCTGGACTGAGCCTGACCGATGCGGCCCACGACTCAAACGCCTCAAAGCTCGCGGTGTTCTTGGTGGCGCGGGCCGCCTGCCAGCCATCCCATTTGCCATTGAGCATATGGCGCTCGTCCCCGTAGCCGTCACCTTCGCGGATGCTGGCCATGTAGTCCGCCGTCATGTTGGGAAAGCCTTGCGCCTGGGCGTCAGCGACGTACCACGCCTCGAAAGCTCCGCGCTCTTTATCCATTAATTCATTCTTCATTTTATTCTCCTTGATTGAGATTTCAGTGTACCAAAATCCTCAAAACAAGCAAGGTTTTTGATGTTTCAGCGAAAATCAAGGCTCCTGCGCTTTGCACGGTGCACAGCCTCACCCCAGCAGCCGGCGCAGCGCCGCGCGGCAGTCAGCCAGTGCTTTGATCTCGCGGCCTTGCGGCTTCCGGCCCTCCTGCAGAAACTCCAGCCAGCGGTCGGCATCCTCGGCGGCTGCGGCCAGGTTGGCCGGCTCGCCGTCAACCCATGCTGCCGGGATATTGCGGCTCGGAACAGGCGCTGCTGCCGGGATGTCGCAGCGCGGGACAGGCGTTGCTGCCGGCTTGAGGCCGCCCGGCCACTTGCCGGCGTCGTAAAGCGCCTCGCGCTGGTCGTAGTAGTCGCTCATGATGGCTCTCCGGTGATGCCCTGGGCATTGAGCCGTGCGCACAGCTTGTCAGCCGCGCTCCATCCATCGACCTTGAAAATGTCAAACCGCGTCGGGCTGCGCTCGGCCAGGCTGTCCAGGACGTAGGCGTAGCGTGAGCCTGATGCTTTGGCGACGCTGTAGCGCGGTGAAGGCTTGTCGGCTGGCGCTTCCGGTGCGCCTCCATTAGGCTCCGCGCCGCAGTTCGAGCACTGGCCCGTGGCCGACATGACTCCAGCCTCAAACGAGTCGGCCGGGTAGCCGTCGCCGCAGCCGCACCAGACGAGTTCAGGCTGCAGCGCACCGGACTGGGCAGCAAGAGCGGCGCGGGCGGCGCGGGCCTTCCAGCCCTCCCACGCCATCGCGTCGCTCTCCGGGCAGAACGCAAATGGAAACCACGCATCGAACGCCTCGCGCTCGGTGTGCTCGCCCGGTGCCGGGCTGGGTGTTTTATTCATTTCGGTTCCTGTGGGTGGTTTTGACATCGATTTATTGCCCTGAGATATTGCGAGTTATCTTAGGGCAGTGCGTTATCGCGGGCGGTAGTCCACCGATAACCCGATGCCGGCTGCCATCGCAATAAACGCCTGCATCTCATAGCGCTCTTGCTTTTCAATTACGGCCTGAACAGGGTTCTCCCGGCGCCACTCATTGAGCGCAAAGCGTTCCTCGGCCACGCGCTTGCGCTGGGCCGCATCCTCGGCAGCGTGGCGGACGATGGCCGCTTGCTTTCGCTCGGCAAAGCTACCGCGTAGTTTGGCCTGCCCCATCACTGCACCGCCTGGGCGATGGCCTTGCCGATGCTTTCCCAGCGCTTGTCCATGACCCGCTGGCGCAGCGCATCCAGGGCGCGGTGGCGGCTGACCTCCTGGGCGGTGTGCTGGTGCGGGCTGTCAGCGTGGCAGATCGGGCAGGAAAAGGTGCTCTTGGGTGAGCCGTAGCGCCACGCCATCTCGTCGTGGCGGGCCAAGATGCCCCAGCCCAGGCCCGTCAGGTGAACGTCCTCGCCGTTGCCCGCGTGGAGCTGCCAAGCGGCTGCCGCTTCGGCCAGTGTGTCCCCGCGCCAAAGTACCTCGGCGCTGCCGCAGCCGTCGCTCCACAGCCCGAGCCGGCACGCCTCTGGCGGCTTTTTAAATGTCAAATCATGTTTCATCTGGTTCCTTTGTTTTCAGTTAATTGACGCCCATAAGGCCCGGTTTTCGGGGGCTATTCCGAGATGCCCTTGTGGCGCACGCTGCTGACGGGTGCGTTGCGGTCCTGGCCGAACACGAACCAGGGGCCAGCGCGCTTGTCGAGCTCGTGGCGCGCCCGGATGGCCTGCTCGGGCAGCATCGCGTACACGTCCACCACCAGCGCCTTGGCGTTGGCAACCTCCTTGCGCAGCCGCCCAATCTCGGCGTCCTGCTCTGCGATGCGCTCGCCCCGGCGCTGGAGCGTTTTCTCGTTGAGCGTGTGGGCGACATGCAGTTTTTTGATTCTGTGCAGCGCCTCGACCAGCGTTTCGATGGGCTCAGGCAGGTCCGGGCGCACTTCGTTGGCCAGCGAGATGACGAGCTGCTCGATGTCCTCGGGCGGGGTGGACCGGCCAGCGGCGAAGACCGTCAGCGCCCGCTGCATTTCTTTCACGCCGATGGTGTCGCCGCAGGTCACGGCAACGGCCAGCGCCGTTTCGGCTTCCGCCCAGGTGGCACGCTCTTTGGGTGTCATGTCATTTTCCTTGTTGTTGTTCAAAATAGGTCACGAAAAAAGTGGGTTATGGCGAGGGATCGGGGGCGGCGGCGAGCATGGCGCGGTAAGCCTCGGCGCGCGCAGAAACTTTGTCGCCATCGCGCATGTGCTGGTAGTGCGCAAGCCACGGCTTTGCAGCGGTCACCATCGCCCGCGTCGGCTCAATCGGAACGAGTCGGTAGCCCTCGGGCACCGCAGGCGGGGGCGCGGCGGCACGCGTCCAAACTACCGCTGCGTTTAACTCATCGCCGGCACCAATCCATCGCTCGTCTTTCACCCTTTCACGGCTCAATGTCGGGTGCACGGCTATCGCGCAACGCCCCCTGGTTGGGTGATCTATGTACTGCGCACCATAAATTGGCAGTGTTTGATCCATCGTCAGCAGGTTGTTCGCCAGATCGGCCACGGTTCGCACGGGGGTGATGTAAGCCGGCTCCTGCCCCGCTTGACGCTGGGCGCGGTCCTTGGCAACATTGTGCGCAATCAGGCGGCGAATCCATTGACCCGCTTCAAGCGGCGCAAGGTCGCCATCGAGCAGACCGGAAATCACGCCAGCGGGTGACACAGGGCACTCGTCCACCGACATGCTGCATTCGGCATCGGTGGGCAGGGTTTCGTCTTTTTCATTCATTTTGCTATCCTTTTTGTAGTAAACATAATCGAAGTCGATGCTTGTCAGGCCACGGGGTCCAGCGGCAAGGGCATCCAGCGGGTCGGCTTCTCGCTGCCCTCTTGCCAGCCGTAGCCGTCAGACCACCATTCTTCGAAGTCTTCGGGGAATTCGATGTTGTCGCGCTCTATCTCCTGATCGGTCATTGCTCCATCGGGAGTCGTCAGCTTTGCGATGAATGGCCCGGAGTCCTCGCGCCACACCAGGACTTCCGTATGCTTTGGCGCGCTCTCGATGGGTTGCCAATCCGGCTGAACCTGGCGCAGCGCCGCCAGCTCAGCCTCCGCTTTCTCGGCCCGCGCTCGCTCATGCGCCACTGTCTGCGTGAGGGCGTCGATCTCGGTTCGGAGGCCGGCAAGCGCTGCCTGTGCGTCGGACTCAAGCACCACGGAAACGGCGCGATCACGATCACTGCCGACGATGGCCTCGCGCGAACCCTCTACTCTCGCCCATCCGCCAGGGCCGCCCAGCAGAATCAATCCGAGTGGGCGCAGCCACCCAACGACAGGAACTCCCGCATCCCCGGCCACCTGCACCGGGGCCGCATCACCCTGGCGCAAGACCCGGTCGGCTGCGATGACTGCGCGGGCGAATACGACTGCGATGTTTTGGTCTGGGCGGCAGATGTCAATTGCAGTGCGCCATGCGCGCAGGGCGTCCTCGTCCGTCAACTCGCCCGTCGTTGCTGCGTTCCGGCTTGCAAAGTGCAAGGCGAGTGCAAGTTCAGAAGGCTTCGTCGCAATGCAGCGCGAGCATTTCCCGCAGGCGCTACCCAGTTCCCATGCGCCTTTGCAGACGGCTTCGCCCGCAGGCGTTTCAGTTTTCTTGTTCATCTTGTTTTCCTTTTTTGTCAGTGCAGTTCTTCCAGCTTTTTCGGAAACTGTGGCCCGTTGATGCGTATGAATGCAGCCGTTCCCTCCAGGCGCTGCGCTGCGATTTCCCGGCCTTCCGTGCAAGCCATCAGGACGCCGGTCACGCTGACCAGCTTCATCAGGGCGTTGCCAATATCGTCCCGGCTCTGCATGGCGCAGGCGTTGAGGTAGTCCTGTACGGCTTTTTTGGCCAATGCTTCGGCCTGTGCTGGTGTTGTCATTTCAATCCTTCACTATGGTTTTGATAGCTGCCTGTGCCCATGGTCATTGCGCAAACGTGGTTTTGTTGATTTCAAGCCATTGCCCCGACCGTCATCGAAAAGCCCGGCTGACCGATCCGACGCACTGGCATGTCGGGCACCTCATAGCGCCCCAATCCCATCATCCGGCTGCTGTAGCGCGTCTGCGCCGTATGGACAATCTCGGCATTGGCATGGGGCGCCGGCTGCACCTTGGGCTTGCCAGCAGCGCTGCGCAAAAAGTGAATCTCGGCATAGCTCAGCCTTTCGGGCTTGGCCAACCGGGGTTTCGAAGCCTTCAGCATCTTGACGGCCTTGGGCGCAGCCACCTTGGGCGCCTTGGTGCGCTTCGGCTTGACCGCCCTGGGCTTGTGCGGCGCGACATGGGGTGGAGTGGCCGACTTCCATGCCGCGGCATCGGCCTGGCGCGCAAAGAATCGGGGTTCGTGCCCCTGGACCTTTGCGCGAAACAAGTCGCCGGCCGCCTGCAGGCGCTGCACGCATTTCGAGAATGCACCATCGCAGGCTTCCAAGTGCGCGCAGTCCGTGCGCGTGGCGCCGGACGGTGCGGCAGCCAGAGCCACGACCAGCCGGCGCAGCGGGCCGGATCGCGGGACGGGCGGGCTGCCTTTAGCTTTATCCGGCTTTCGGATGCGCTTTCCCTTGAGTGCGGTCAGCCTGGCCTTCAGTGTGTCGGCCTGCGCCTGCGTGCGGACAAACCGCAGAAAGTGGCCGGGCACCTTGACGCGCACCAGCTCGCCCGTCTGGATCATGCGGGTGGTCTGCTGCGACGAGTAGTCGGCGCCTGGCAGGCCGTGGGAGTCGGCCACGCTGTAACCGTCGGGCGTGTTTGAAAGCTTGCGTATCAGCTGGCGTATGGCGATGTGGTTGGGGCTTGGGGCCATGATTTCCTCGAAATGTAAAAAGCGCCTTGTGGGCGCTTGGGGTTAGAAGTCCAGATCGGCAAGCTCTGGCTGAGCCGCTGGCGCCGTTTGAAATGTCAGCCGGCGATGCGCGGCACGGGTGGCTTCAACGTCCCGCGCGCAGTAGGCGGCAACATCGGCGATGCGGCCGGCCTTGACCTCATCCCATACCTGGGCGCCAGTGATGCCGGTCTTTGGTGTTGGGATGGATAACGCCTTGCAGAGCTTGTCCAGGGTGATGCGGCTCCCGATTCCCGACCACTGAACCATCGTGTCAAACACCTTTTCGCCCTCCCATGGTTTGGCCTGGGCTGCGCTGGCAATGATGGGGTGCGGGCGAAGGCCGTTGACAATCGAGCGCTGCACCATGAAGCGCAGGTCAAAGTTGGCGACGTTGTGGCCGATTACGGTGATGCCGCGTTCTTGATTTGCAGGAATCATGGCGGCCAAGTCGCAGTAAAAAGCTGCCAGCAACCCTCGTTCGGTAGCGGGCAAGTCCCATTCGGTAGCCCAGACCGTGCGCGGCGCGCCGCCATCCAGCGCGAAGCCAATAACGGCGATTTGCCCGAATGCGCCATCAAGCCCGGTCTTTCGGTAACTCGCCTCCACATCGGCGGCATACGCATCAGTTATCGCTCTGGCCTGCTTTGGGCCTTCAGTTGCAAGCCACTCGGCAATGGTTTCCTCTTTTTTGTAGTTGCCTGGCGGCTTGATGGCGGCCATTGCATCATCAAGGGCGGCTTGTTTGCTTTCGCGGATTTCTTCCAGCACATCAGGGCGCTGCGCAGGGATCGTTTCGATATCAAGATAGAGGTAGCGGTTCATTTCGTTCTTCCATGAAAAAACCCGCGCTCGGCGGGCTTGGGGTTTATTGGTCGGCGTTTGTTTGCTCGGGCTCGGGGGCCGGCGTAAGCTCCGCCAGCTTTGCGTTGTATGCAGCCTTGACCAGCGGCCTCTCATTCTCTGCCGCCATCTTCCATCCGGCCGCGAAGTGGTTGCGCAAGTCCTCCAGCGTGGCGGCCGCGTCAATGGCTGCAATGAAGGTCTTGTACGTTGGCACCTCGATGCCTGTATCCAGCCACTTATAGAGCTCGTCGCCGGTTTGCTCGCTGATCTTGAAGAACCGACCATCAAACAAGCTGGTCCGGTCCTTGCTGGCGCTGGCGATGTGGTTCATGTCCACGTCCAGCATGACCGTGAATTCGTATTCCATGCCTTCGCGCTGCACCGGGGCCATGCCGACCTTCTTGGGTTGCTGCTTGCCCTTGTCATTCGTTTCGAGCACGTATTCCTGCTTGGCGCGCATCGTGGCGATGATGTGGCAGCGGCTTTTCAGCATCGAGTCAACCAATGCGTTGTGCTCTGGCGTGATGGTCCGCCAGGCCGCGAAGCTGTTGGTGCCACGGTCCGCCATCTTGCCTTGTTTGTCCAGCAAGCCCCCATCACCTGACCACGCATGAGACAGCGAATCAATGATGATGGTCGTGTAGCCCGCATCCTCGAATGCCTTGATGGCCTGCGTGTATTTGGTCACCGTGTAGGGCGCCTCGATGCCGATGATGTCGTAATCGCCCAGGTGGGCATAAAGGTCTCCGGAGCCGTGCTCCGTGTCGATCAGCCCAACCTTGCCGCCCAGCCCAAAGGCCAGCAGGAGGGCGCTGTAGGTCTTGCCGGCGCCGCTGGGTGCTGCGATGCCAAGACGCAGCTTGGCTTTTTTGCGTTCTGCTTTTCTGATTTGCATGACGATCTCCGGTGAAGTTAAAAGGGTTGTGGCTCGCGCGCATAAGCCAGCGCACCCAGGCGAGCCAGGCGAAGCGACAGGCCGGCACGCAGGCCGCGCGCGAACTCGAAGCGGAAAAGTTGGTAGCGAAACATCGTTTCTCCTTTGGGTTGGTCTAAAAAATCAAAAAAGCCGAATAACCGGCTTGCTTCATTTCTCAGTTATGTCTCAAACAGGCGCCGCAATTCATCGCTTGCCGTCTTGCTGTTGTTCAGTGGGTGGTCATCACTCCATTCGCCAATGTCTCGCACATCAACCGCCATCACATTCGGCGAAATACAGCGGTTCGGGTATCGGGCGTGTTCAATCGCATCCCTCACGCCGCCAGCCCCCAGCTCATCGAAATCAATTACCGTTACTACCAGCCTCATTACTTGCATAGATTCCTCTTTTGTTAAAACCAGCGCGGCGCGTAAAGCACGATGGCCCGCGCCGCAAGAATCGCTAGGGCCGTGATGCCGATGGCAGTGACGCCGATGAACAGGTGGTCGCGCCAGTCCAGCGGCTTGCACTCGTCGTCAATCACCGGCAGCGCAGGCCGGGGCAGGGCTTTGACACTCTCGCCGGTCTGGTGCGGGAAAACCGGTTCCGTCTCGGTGTAGAAGGTGGTCATGGGGCAGTTCATGGCTGGCCTTTCGATAGCAGGATTCCGGCCCAGGCAGCAAAGCCAAGCCACAGAATGAGGTTGATGACGATTCCTGATTTGGTCCGCGCTGGCCATACGCCAGTCAGCAGATAGCCGACCGATCCACCGGCCTCAAAAACCCCAAGGATTAGCATGACCCACAGAAAGATGCTCATGACAGCCACCAGCTAAACAGCGATGCGGTCATGCCCAGGCCGATGGCGACGGCCAGGGCGGTGTCTTTGAGGGTGTTCATGCGATTTCCTTTTGGTTAACTTCCGTGACGCCATCGCCAATCACCCGGCTGACGCAATCCTTGTGAACGCGGTGTTCGGTGCCGCCGCCGTCGCGCACCAGGGAGAAACAAAAACCGCCTCCTTTTTTGTAAGTGAGGCGGTTCAGGCAGTGCCAGCAACGCGGGTTGCCGTTTGCAATGGCTTTAGGCGTCATGTGGTCGCTCCTTGTTTTGCGAGTGCTGAGCGGCATTGCCGGATTACTCTGTCGTAATCAATGCGCTCCTCATCGAGGCTTCGCGTCTGGTTTTGATATTCCTCATCACACTTAATAACTTCTTTCAGCGCCGCCACCAGCTCAGCATTCAGTGCATGAAGGCGGCGCAGCTCGTCGGCAGTAGTGCGCGGGCACTCGCCGCACGTTGCAGGGTGCGAGCCGATACCGCCGTGGGCTTTGCAACACTCATTGCTGTCCAACAGCATCGCAATCCGCAGGGCTTTTGGCTGCGCGCTCACGATGCCCACCCGCCAAACTGCGCAGCCACATCGTTCTGCTGCAGCTGCAGCGCCCGGCGCTCATGCACCCGGTGCGCCTTGCCCACCTTGTCGTTCGCATTGCGCAGGTCGGCGGCGTTCGCTTCAGCCGCCGTCATTTCGCTGGCCAGCAAGGCATTCGCAGCCAGGTAAACCGGCCGGGCCTTGCTTTGGCTTTGCTCGTCCAGGTAGCGGTAAACCGCTGCGAAGTTGATCAGGGCCGTGATCAGGTCGGGCGCTGCCGGGGCGGGCGTCGCGGCTTGCATCTGGCTCGGCTTCTTGCCCAGCACGGCCGCCCAGCGGTCGCGCTCGTCTGCTGTGGCGGCAAGCGCCTGGTGTGCGGAAAAATCGCTCATGATTTGCTCCTTTTGTTGATCTGAAAATGAATCAGCCGCTGGTCAGGCGGCTGGGGGGTTAGGTGGCGACAATGTCTGCCGCTCGTTCGCTGGTCATCGCAAGCGCCTGGCAGTAATTCAGAGACCACTTCTCGGGGTGCGAAAGGCTCTCAACCAAAGGGGCTAGCTTGGCGCTTTTGATAGTCGTTTGACTGGCCTTGTTTTTGACAATTGCCATCATCCTTATGTATGCACGAGTGCGAGTGACGCCCCAGGCCTGGAACTCTGGTGGCATCTTTTTGCACAGCGCCTCGGCCCGCTCCTTCAGATCAGCCAGCTTGAGTGATTCGCGGGTCTTGGCATCAATGCGCGCCTGCCTCCTTGCGGCTCGTTCGGCTTTGAGTGCTGCGGTCTTGCTGATAACAGGGGGGGGTGCGGTCATCGCCTACTCCAATAAAAAAGCCGCAACGAATGCGGCGGTGGTTGATCTACTTGATGAAGCGCACTTGCCTCTCAATCACCTCTCAGCAGGGCTATTTACTGGCGGTGCGCTTGACGAAGCAGCCCGGCGATCAGACCGGGCGGTGGTTGCAGGGGTGGTGGTTATTTCATGCGGGCTCCTTTTCAAAACTCAAATAAAAAAGCCGCTTGTTCGGCGGCTCGTTTGTCGATCTTGGTGATGGGTTGCATTCCCCACTGTTCGGCCATCGCGGCGGCAATGCCCGCGTAGGTGGTGCTTCGCAGCTTCCACCTGTCCGCGCTGGGCGGCAGCTTGTTCTGCCCGCTGTCGGTCTGGTTGCTCCAGCGCTCGACCAGCTTGCCGTTGTGCTGCACCCATCGGCCGGGAAACCGGTTTGTCGGGGTCAGCGGCTTCAATCCCTTGAGCCAGAGGCAGGTAGCCTTGCTGGCGTCGTTGCCGAAGTCATACGGCTGGATCGTCTGGTCGGGCTTGCGAATCTGAGAACTGATGCAGCCAACCGGGTTCTCCAGTGCGATCATGGGAACGGGCAGGGCAAGCAGCAGCCGGATGAAGTCCAGCGCGTCGGCCGTCATCTGCGCACGCTCCGGCCGGCGCTTGTTCCAGTGCAGGCCCGCGCTTGTCAGGTAGGTGCATGGCGGGTGGGCAATCATCAAATCCCAGCCCTCGCCCATCACATCGCGCACATCGCCCTGATAGTGCGGGCCGGGCGAGTCCGTGGGCAACAGGTCGCAGCTCATGGCGTCATGGCCGAGGGCTGCAAAGGCGTTGCGCACGGTGCCGCTGTATTCGCAGGCCACCAAAATTCTGAGCTTTTTCACTTTGCAGCAGCCAGCTTCTCGAGCTTTTCAGCCGCCGCTGCATGTTCAGCAGCGGTGTAGCCGCGCACCTTCTTGCCGGTCTTTTCAGCCTTCTCGGCCAGCTTGCGGAGGTCGGCGGCGTTGCGGGCGTACTGTGCGGACAGCTGCTCGGGCGTGCATTTGAAGCGCGCTGCGATTTCTGTTTTTGTCATCTCAATCTCCGGTTGTTAAAAGCAAAAAGCTCTCGTTAGAAAGCGCTTTGCTTTGCCGACATTGCCGCTGTCGGTGGGCGAAGCTGTTCAGTCCGGGAAGCATCCCGTCGCTGCCAGTTGTTGCTGGACGCGCGTCACCTTTCTTGTTCAGCCGGTGGACAGTGGAGCTGGGCGTCTTCCTTGCGGTGCGCCTGGGGTATCCGGTAGTTTGTTAAAAATCCTGTCGGCTACACGTCGATCCGCTTTGCCCTTGCTCCGTTTCCGGTGCATGGCTAGATTATAAGCAGACTTATAACTATGCGCAACAAATCGGCTGTTATTTTTTGATAAATCTTTACAGAAAGAATGTTTCAAGCCGTTTCCCGTTGGGCTGGGACGGAAAAAAGCCGCCTCTGATGGGCGGCTATCGAGTGGGCGGGCAGCCCTTCTTCTTTTGTCTCTTATTGGAAGAGAAAGGGTTGCCTTTGGCGCGGCTCGGGCAGGCGCATGAGATAGCTGATGTCGGGCAGGATTGAATCCGCCTGATCGGGGTCGTCAATCAGGCTTTGCAGTAGCGACCCGACCGCCTTGCGCTTCGATGGATTCAGCGGCGCCAGCAGTTCGGCCAGCATGTGTATCACGCTTGGCGGACTGGCATCTTCCGTGCATGGCCGCTCAGTGATGGCCGGCGCACCTTCCACATTCTTGAACATGTCGCCTTTTCCGCTGCTGAGCCAGTCCGGGTCCACGCCGGTTGCCCTGGCGATTTTCACCGTCAGCATCGAAGCGCCAGCCTCGCGCTCGGCCTCGGAGATATTGGCCTGGGTGCAGCCGACAGCCGCCGCCAGCGCTGCTTGTGTCATGTTCGCAGACTTCCGGGCGCGCAAGACTCGCAAGCCGAAAGCGGTTCTGGGTGTTTTGGTCATGGCGTCACAGTATTATTTTTAAGAACAAGTTGACTGTTTTTTTTGAACAAGCCCGCTGATATAATGCGGCCATGACCCACAAGATCAACTGGCAAACCACTGTTTTGGACCTCAAATCCAGCGGCTGGACTGAAACCAAACTCGCCGCGCTCTGCGGCTGCACGCAAGCCAATATCAACCTCATGGCCCAGGGGCTGAGTAAAAACCCCCGGTACAGCATCGGCGCGCCGCTCGTCGAGTTGCACAAATCCATGCTGGCTGTGCGCAGACGCACAAGCCAGGCCGCCTAGCACCGCATCCCCCACTGAAACCCAAGGATTTTTCATGCCTTCATCTTGCCAGCCTGACACAGAAACACAACAAGCGTTAACAGAAAGTGACGAGTGTATCGGCGAGCCAGTTACCCACCTCAAGCTATCCACGGCCGAAATGTGCCGCCGCGCCCCGGACCTGTTCCGCAACTGCGAGCCGCCCGCCAAGCCATCGTTCACGCTGGACGATTGGGCTGCCCGGAATCCGGTAGCTGCAGCAGCATGACCGCCGCCCGCCACCCCCTCACAGCCGCCCAGCGCACGGCCCTGGTACTGCGCGACAACTCCCGCTCGCCCTTCTGCGTCGCCTTCAGCCGCAACACGCCCGGCATCAACACCGAGCCCAGGGCCGACAAGGACAAGACCCACGCGCTGAAGCGGGGAACGATTTAACCCAAAGGACTGACATGACCACTGTTTACACCCGCATCAACGGAAAGCTGGCCGTTTTCCAAGCCGGTACGCATGACCACGCCCTCGCAATTCGGCGGGTACGCAAAGAGCTTGGCGATGTAGCGCTGAGCATGCAAGGCCGATGGAAGAACGGGCCGGTGCTGGCGCTGATCTCGAATTAAAGCGAATGGGCGGCGCTTTTTATCCGCCCAGACATGAAAAAGCCCAGTAACGAGCTGGGCTGATTCGATTCTCAAGGAAACCTGAAAAATGAACCTCGCAATTTTACCCGGCAACTCCCAAGTTGTCACCATGCCGAGTCCGCAAATTGCGGAATTGACCCCGAAAAGCCTCCTTCTTCTCGCGGCATCTCATGAATCCCGAATCGAGCACATGGGGTTTTGCATGGCCGCCGCGCATGAGCGCTACGTGGCCACCGGCTGCTTTGATGCGCGCGGCGAGGCCGACGGCCACCGGATGGCGATGGAGCGCGCCATTGCTGCGCGTAGCCCGGCCGTGGTGGCATTCATGGAAGCAGAGCGAGGTCTGTCATGAGCAAGATGCCTTGGTTCCGTATGTACACGGATTTCCTCAACGATCCAAAGATGATCTCGCTGGCATTTGAGGACCAGCGCCACTTTATCGGCATCCTGGCGCTCAAGTCGGATGGTGCGATTGACGATGCGGCCGATGAAAACTTGCTGAATCGCATCGTGGCCCAACGTCTTTGGATTGACCACGGCGTCATTCGTGACGTGAAAAAGCGGCTCAAGGATGCCGGTTTGATTGAGGCTGACTGGCAGCCTGTCGCATGGAATAAGCGCCAGTTTGTCTCTGATCGGGATGGCACCGCAGCAGAGCGCAAGCGCCGCGAAAGAGCGGCTAAGGCGGCGTCAGGCAATGTCACAGACCTGTCACGCGTGACGTACCGTGACAGTCACAAACTTGTCACGCGGCTAGATACAGAAGCAGAGACAGATAAGAGAGAAGCTAAAGCTTCTGTCAGCAGGACAAGCCTGCCGACCTGCCCGACGCAGTTAATCGTTGATCTGTACCTGGAAATCCTGCCGGAACTTCCAGCCGTTCGGCTGTTGGGCGGCACTCGCCAGAAAGCAATCTCCGGGTTCTGGAGATTCGTGCTGACCTCCAAGCGCTCGGACGGCACTGCCCGCGCAACAGATGCGGAGTCGGCGCTTGTTTGGGTCCGTGGCTACTTCGAGCGCGCCCGTGGTAACGATTTCCTCATGGGCCGGGGCGCCAAAGCTACAGGGCACGAAAACTGGACCTGTGACATTGATTTCCTCATGTCCGACAAGGGCCGCAAGCAAGTCATCGAAAAAACCAAGGACGCAGCATGAACGCCCCACTTGACGGATTCACCCTGGACGCCTTCGCCAGCCTGGAGGCGGAATCGGCCCTGATCGGCGCCCTGCTGCTGGATAACTCGGTCCTCGACCGCATCAGCGACAAGCTCAAGTCCGAACACTTCTCGGGCGGCGGCTTGCGCGAAATCTTCACCGAAGTCTCGCGCCAGATCGTCACCGGTCAGGGTTGCGACATCCTGACCGTGTTCACGGCCATGGGCGGCGCGGTGACGCTGGCTCAACTGCAGCGGCTGGCGCAGTACATCCCCAGCGCCGCCAACATCCGGCGCTATGCCGAAATCATCATCGAGCGCAGCAAGAGCCGCGCCCTGATGGCGGTCAGTGGCGAATTGCAGGAACTGAGCCAGGACCACACGCGCAGCATTGACGACCGCGTAGAGGCTGCGCAGGGCCAACTGGCAAAGCTGATTGACGATGCCCCGCGTGATGAGTTCGTCAGCGCCTTCGAGGGCATGACGCAACACACGCAAATCCTTGAGGACCGCGCCGCCGGCAACATGAAGGTCTGGCCGACCCGCTTGACGGACCTGGACGAATACCTGGAAGGCGGCCTGCGGCCGGGCGAGCTGGTCATCCTGGCTGCACGGCCCTCGATGGGCAAGACCGCGCTGGGCATGACCATGGGCCTGTCGATGGCCGAGGACTACAGCGTAGCCATGCTGAGCATGGAGATGCCGCACAACGAGGTCAGGGACCGCATGACCGCCATGCTGGGCAATGTGAGCCTGTCCAGCGTCAAGCGCCCCAGCAAAGGTGATGGCCTGGCATGGGATCGCGTGCTGGACGGCGTGGAGAAGTCCAAGCGCCTGAATTTCTACGTGTCCGACCAAGGCGGCCTGAACATCAACCAGGTGCGCAGCAAGGCCCGCAACATCAAGCGCCTGCACGGCCTGAACGTGTTGATCCTGGACTACATCGGCCTGATGACCGGCTTGGACGCCAAGCAGCAGCGCGCCTACCAGCTGGAGGAAATCAGCCGGGGCTTAAAAACGCTGGCGAAAGAGTTGGACATTGCTGTGGTCTGTCTCGCGCAGGTCAATCGGAAGGTGGAAGAACGTGCCGATGCAACCCCTTCGCTGTCCGACATTCGGGACTCGGGCGCCATCGAGCAGGACGCCGATGTGGTCATGTTCGTGCACCGCCCTATTCAGGCCAAACCGGACTTGGGCGACGAGTGGAAGCTTTATGCCAAGGTCAGCATTGCCAAAAACAGGCAGGGCCGGTGCGGCATGGTCAATCTGGCCTATATCGGCGAGCAGACGCGGTTTTCAGGCTGGTCAGGCCCGGCGCCGTCCAAGTCGTCGTACAGCACAGGAAGCAGGGCCGGCATATGACCCGCCCAATCGGCCAGCGAATCATCCAAGCATGCGAAATCGTCGAGCGCTTCGGCGTGTGCGGCTCGCCCGACGTACAGCCCATCCTGGGCGTCGTCAGCACCAACACGATCAAATACCTGTCGCGCGCCGTGGGCTACCGCCTGCTGACCGTGGACCGCACCTGCCGGCCGCATCAGTACCGGGTAGTGCCAGGCTGGCGCGAGAAGGTCAAGCCGATTCAGCGGGTCCAGCCTTATGTGGTGCGACCGGCGAAAGCGGGGCAGGCGACGCGCACGGCGCATTTGCAGGCGGTGTGGGGAGCCTGCGCATGAGCGCCGACCTCGCAACCCTGCACGCCCTCGCAACAACCCGCCGCGCGTCAGGCCAGCCCTGCAACCCATACCGCGATGGGGTGGAGGACGCGGATTGGTGGACTGAGCAGGAAATCCAAGAGGCGCACCTGCTTGGCTTGCAAGCTGCATTGGCTGAAAAGCTGGCGGCTGTTTGCTGGGAGCCGGCGTGAACTGCGCAACCTGCACATCGTGGTCATTGAAAACTAGCCCACTGGCGCGTTCTGGCATGGCTAGCTGCGTTCATTTGCAGCGGTTCGAGTACTGGCCGCCAAGACACGCTTGCGGCCGTTATACGCCCGCTGCTGCCGAGGTGGCTTCCGCCCGGCTGGCCTGGCTGGGGAAGATTGACAAAAAACACAAGGGGATGAAATGAAACTGAATTGCAAAGTCGGTGATCTGGCCGTGGTCATCAATGGAGAAAACGCTGGCCGCATAGTCAAGGTTGTGCTTCCATCAAAAAGGCAGGCGAACTGGTGGCTGGTGGACGTCATTGGGTCGGAGGGGGTTGGGTTTGATCTCGATGGAAATCGCGCGAAATCGAACATCGGACATATCGCAGATAAGCGGCTGCGCCCGATCCGCGACCAGCCAGGCGATGACGAGACTTTGGCTTGGGCTGGCCTGCCGCACGATTGCGGGGTGGCAGCATGAAAATCTGGATTGACTGTGAATTCAACGAGTTCAAGGGCGAACTAATCAGCATGGCGCTGATTGACGAGGACGGGCGCGAGTTTTACCTGTCCGTGGGCTGTGACAAGCCGGGCGCATGGGTTGCGCAGCACGTCATGCCCATCATCGGCATCAAGCCGGTTGAGATGGACGTATTCCAAGCCACGCTTTTCCTGTGGTTGAGCCGCTACAAGGCTATTCATGTGATCGCGGACTGGCCCGAAGACATCGCGCATTTCTGCAGCGCGCTCATCATCGGCCCCGGCTACCGGCTGGACACGCCGCCGCTGACGATGGAGATTCGCCGCGACCTGGATGCGGTATCGGCCATCCCGCACAACGCGCTTGAGGATGTGCGGGCAATGCGTCTGGTGCACTTGGCGATGGCTCAGGGAGTGCCGGCATGACGCTAATTCGAGCAGGCATCCGGCGCCGGCCCTCGCCGTTGGGCCAGTTCATCGCTGTCAAGGCCAAAAAGTGCAAGGTGTGCCCATCCCCGATTGGTCCCGATGCCCGGCCCGGCGCTGTCGTGTGCGGCGCTGAGTGCGCGGCATCGCTGGCCATGTCCGACCGGCTGAAGGCCGAGAAGCGCCAGGCGGTCAAGGCGGCGAAGTTGGCGGCGGCTGACCGGCGCGACACGCGCGCCAAGCTGGACAAGCTCAAGCGGCCATCGAAGCATGAAGCCGAATGCCGCGCGATTGTCCAAAAGCTCGCCCGTATCCGCGACCGCAACGACGGCTGTATCTCCTGCCACATGGACGCCGATTATTCGGGGATGTGGCACGGCTCACACTTCCGGCCGGCCGGCAACAACGCCGCCGTTCAATTCCACCTCTGGAACATCCACAAGGCTTGTGCCCAGTGCAACCTATTCAAAGGCGGGAATCTTTCGGCCTATCGCCCGCGCCTGGTGGAGAAGATTGGCGCTGAACGGGTGGAGTGGCTGGAATCGCAGAACCAACCAGTGAAAACGAATGTGGCCTACCTGATCCGCTTCAAGGCGGTGATGGGCAAGCGGCTGCGCAGGATTGAAAAACGAATGAAAGCCCAAGCATGACGCAATTCATCATGGCCCTGTTCGGACTCACATCAATCTACTGCGCCATGGGCAACAACCCGTGTCTGCGCAAATGGGCGCCAGTCATCGGCTTGGCTGGGCAGCCCGCCTGGGGCTGGTTCGCCTGGCAGTCGCAGGCATGGGGTCTGGGCCTGCTGGTGCTGGCGTACACGCTGGTTTACATCCGGGGTGCTTGGGTGCAGTGGGGCGGGGCATGAGCGAAGGCAAGCAGTATTTCCGGCTCGTCCATGCCGAGGCGCGCCGCCGTGCTGCTCAGGCTTGTATGGACGCCCCGGACGGGCATATCACGACGATTGCAGAGCCAACCCGCACGCTTGACCAGAACGCGGCTCAGTGGCCGATCTTGCAAGCCTTTGCTGAGCAACTGGAATGGCCGGTGAATGGCCGCATGGAGCGCCTGACCGATACCGAGTGGAAGGACATCCTGACGTGCGCGTTTAAGCAGGAGGTCGCCAGGGTGTCGCCGGGGCTGGATGGCGGCATGGTGCTGCTGGGCGCCAGGACTTCCAAGTTCGGCAAGAAGCAGTTCAGCGAGTGGCTGGAATTCCTTTATGCAACGGCAGCAGACCGAAATGTCGTGGTGTACGACGATCAAAAATGATAGCTGATTTGCACCATCAAATATAGCTCAAACCCACGCAAGATATGGGCAACATGCTACAAAATAAGGTGCAAATAGTTACCCGCACAAGCACATCCAAAGGTAAAATGAACACACGCTACGCTCGATTGTGAGTCCCGTCATTACCGGCAACTTGAGCCGGGTCACTCCGGGTAAAGAGTGGCAGCTTTCAGCGGGTGCGATCCGTTATCAAGCAACTCGCGAACGGGTAGGCTCTGCCGCAAGGTAAATTCCCCAAGAGCGCTTTTCGGATTAACCAGGGAGAAGAAAGAATGGCAGCGAAGAAACCAGTGAAGGCGGTTGCAGTGAAGAAGGTGGTGAAGAAGCCGGCGCCCGCCAAGGCGCCGACAACCGCCGAGCTGCTGGGCAAGGTGGGGATTGATGTGATTTGCGCCCGTGTGGCCGATTGCCATTTCCTGGAAAACATCGCCAGCGACTGTGGCGTGTCTCGCGGCTCACTGGTGAAGTGGCTTTCCTCTGTGGAAAACGCTGCCTTGTACGCCTGCGCGCGCGAGGCTCAGGCTGACAAAATGGCCGAGGACATCCTGCGAATCGCCGACGATGGCGCAAATGACACATACCAGACGGAAAACGGAGAGGCGACGAATCACGATGTGATTGCGCGCTCGCGCCTGAGGGTGGATGCGCGCAAATGGCTGGCTGCCAAGATGGCGCCCAAGAAGTACGGCGAGAAGCTGGCCGTGGTGGGTGATCCGCTGAACCCGATTGAGACGAGATCGACCCTCAATGTCACAGGGCTGTCCACTGCAACCCTGGTCGAAATCATGGCGGCCAAAGATGCAACTGAGTCCCGATGAGCTTTTGAGTGTGGAGCGGGAGCTGTGCCGCCGCTCCCTGGCGCACTTCGCCCGGCGCGCGTGGCATGTGCTGGAGCCTGCTGCCGAACTGAAGTGGGGGTGGGCGCTCGATGCCATCTGCCTGCACCTTGAAGCGGTCACCGATGGCCGCATCACGCGCCTGCTGATGAACGTCCCGCCCGGCTCGATGAAATCCCTGCTGACGGGCGTGATCTGGCCGGCCTGGGAGTGGGGTCCGCGCGACATGCCTGAAATGCGGTTCATCGGCACGGCGCACGAGGAAACCCTGGCCATCCGGGATTCGCGCAAGTGCCGCGACCTGGTGAAATCCGAGTGGTATCAAAAGCTGTGGCCGGTCGAGCTGTCCCGCGACCTCGATGGAAAGCGCGAGTTTGGCAACAGCAAGAAGGGTACGCGGCAGGCCCGATCATTCACCTCAATGACCGGCGTTCGCGGCGACCGAGTAATCCTCGACGACCCGATCAGCGCCGATTCCGCCAACAGCGAACCGAAGCTGGAGGCGGCACGCATCGCCTTCACTGAAACCCTGCCCACGCGCGTCAACAACGACAAATCGGCCATCGTGGTGGTCATGCAGCGGCTCAGTGAAAAGGACGTGTCGGGCGTTATCTTGAGCATGGGGCTGCCCTATGTGCATTTGTGCATTCCCATGCGCTTTGATCCCGCCAGGCGCTGCACGACCTCGATAGGCTGGTCGGACCCGCGCACCGAAGAGGGTGAATTGATGTTCCCCGAGCGGTTCGGGGAGCGGCAGGTGAAGGAACTGGAGACCACGCTGGGCAGCTACGGCACGGCGGGCCAGTTGCAGCAACGTCCCGCGCCGCGCGGCGGCGGCATCCTGAAGGAGGAATGGTACAAATACTGGACGGTGCTGCCACAGCTTGAGTTCCGAACCATCCACGTTGATACGGCGCAGAAGACCGGGCAGGAAAACGATTATTCGGTCTTGCAATGCTGGGGCCGCTCGACCGTTGGCCAGGCCGTGCTGATTGACCAGTTGCGGGATAAATGGGAGGCGCCCGAGCTGCTGATCAACGCTCGGGCCTTCTGGTTCAAACACCTGAATGCCAATCAATCCACCTTGCGGGCCATGATGGTTGAAGACAAGGTATCAGGAACCGGGCTGATTCAGACGCTGCGCAGGGAGGGTGTTCCGATCATCCCGGTGCAGCGCGACAAGGACAAGATCACCCGCGCCCACGATATCGCGCCCTTCGTGGAGTCGGGCAATGTGCTGCTGCCGATTGATGCGCCGTGGCTGTCCGACTTCCTTGGCGAGTCGTCGGCGTTCCCAGGCGGCGCACACGATGACCAGATGGACCCGATGTTTGATGCGCTGCTGGTGGTTCAGCGTGCGCCGCCGCCCCAGCCGACATCCGTCGTCCCGCTTCCTTCGGTATCTCACTTCCGACGATAGCTATATTGCATCAGTAACCGCTTGTCAATAGAATATGCCTATTGCCCTTGATGGGGCGCAAGGGCATATCTATGACGACCAAGGCGGAAAAACACGCAGCAATCCACGCGGCCGCGCTGCTGGAATTCGACGCCATTCAATCGGCGCAGCGTGACGAGCGCATGCAATGCCTGCAGGACCGGCGCTTTTACTCGATCGCCGGCGCGCAATGGGAAGGGCCACTGTCCGACCAGTTCGAAAACAAACCGCGTTTTGAAGTTAACAAGGTGCACGCGGCGGTTATCCGCATCATCAACGAGTACCGTAACAACCGCATCAGCGTCGATTTCACGCCCAAGGACGGCGCCAGCAATAAAAAGCTGGCCGAGGTGTGCGATGGCCTGTACCGCGCCGACGAGCAGGACTCGGGGGCGCAGGAGGCCTATGACAACGCCTTCGAAGAAGGTGTGGGCGGCGGCATGGGTGCCTGGCGCCTGCGGGCCTGCTACGAGGACGAGGAGGACGACGAGAACGAGCAGCAGCGCATCATCATCGAGCCGATCTTTGATGCCGACGCCTGCGTGTTCTTCGACCTGGACGCCAAGCGCCAGGACAAGGCCGACGCCACGCGCTGCTTCGTGCTGAGCGCGATGACTCGCCCGGCCTTCGAGGACGCCTACGACGAAAGCCCGACGACCTGGCCCAAGGAGATCGAGAACATCGAGTTCGACTGGTGTGCGGGCGATGTGGTCTATATCGCCGAGTATTACAAGGTCGAGGAGAAGGCCGAGGTGATCCATGTATTCCGGGGTCTCGACGGCCAGGACATGATGGTCCCGGCGTCCGAACTCGAAGAAGACGAAAACAAGCTGGCCGAACTGCAGGCCACGGGCTTTCAGGAAGTGCGCAGGAAGCGCGTCAAGCGCAAGGTGGTGCACAAATACATCCTGAGCGGCGGCGGCATCCTGGAGGACTGCGGGATCATCGCCGGGCAGTGCATTCCCATCGTTCCCTACTACGCCAAGCGCTGGTATGTGGACGGCAAGGAGCGCTGCATGGGGCATGTGCGGCTCGCGAAGGACGCGCAGCGCCTGGCGAACATGCTGCGCTCGTGGCTGGCTGTCATCAGCGTGCGCAGCGCCATCGAAAAGCCCATCTTCACGCCCGAACAGATGGCCGGGCACACGCACATGTGGTCCGATGACTCGGTGCAGGATTACCCCTACCTGCTGGTCAACCCGATCACCGACGCGAGCGGCCAAAAGATGCCATCCGGCCCGATTGGCTACACCAAGGCGCCCAGCATTCCGCCCGGCATGGCCGCGCTGCTGCAGATCACCGAGCAGGACCTGCAGGACATTCTCGGCAGCCAGCAGCAGGGCGACGAGATGCAGTCGAACATGAGCGGCAAGGCGGTCGAGCTGATCCAGACCCGGCTGGACTCGCAGGCCTTCATCTACATGTCCAACCTGTCCAAAGCCATGAAGCGCTCGGGCGAAATCTGGCTGTCGATGGCGAAAGAGCTGCTGATCGAGGACGGCCGCGCCATGAAGACCGTCGCCACCGACGGCAAGGTGGGCAGCGCCACGATACGCACGCCGGCCTACGACGACAAGACCGGCAAGGAGTTCCTCGAAAACGACCTGGGCGATGCGAAGTTCGACGTGTGGGTGGATGTGGGGCCAAGCTCCAACAGCCAGCGCTCGGCCACCGTGCGCGCCGTCACCGGCCTGGCGCAGATGACGCAAGACCCCGAGACGCTGCAAGTGCTCATCGGCACAGCACTGGCCAACATCGAGGGCGAAGGATTGAGCGATCTGCAGGACTGGAGCCGCCGCCGCCTGGTGCGCGCCGGCGTCATCAAGCCGACCGACGAGGAAAAAGCCGAACTGGAGCAGGCCGCAGCGAACCAGCCGCCCGACCCGAACGCCGAATTCCTCAAAGCCGAGGCCGAGAAATCGCAGGCACTGAGCCAGAAGGCCCAAGCCGACACCGGGCAGTCCGTTGCCAAGACCGCGCAGATCAAGGCCGACACGCTCAAGACGCTGAGCGAAATCGGCATCGAGCAGCCGCCCGAGCCGTTCGCCGGTCAGCCCGGCATGCCTTCTTAATATCTCACGGCTATTAAGATTGCAAACGTCATAGCTTTTCGTTATTATCAAACCCAAGGATTCCGTGGCGCCTATATTGCCGCGAGTGATAAAGAGGGTCTATGACACTACAGGCAGAAAACGACAGCACCACCGATGCATTGGTGGTTGACACGACCGCAGCAGACCAGACCGCGTTGACGAAAGTCGATGCGGAAAAGCCTGCGGCTGGCGCGCCCACCGCCGATGAATTCGTTGAGGTGCTGATCGAGGGGGAATCGCCGCCCCCGCAAGAGGACGAGGAGCACGCACCCGAATGGGTTCGCGGGCTGCGTAAGAAGCAAAAGGAGTTGGTTCGCGAGAACCAGGAACTCAAGCAGAAGTTGCAAGGCAGCGCCCCGGTGATCCCGGAGCTGGGCCTGAAGCCGACGCTTGAATCGTGCGATTACGACGAGGACCGCTTTGAAACGTCTCTGGACGCCTGGAAAGAGCGCAAGCGAACTCTGGAAGCCAAGGATGCCGACAAGCGCAAGGCCGACGAAGTGGCGCAAGCAGACTGGCAAGGCCGGCTGACTGCCTACGGCGAGGCCAAGAAGGGCCTGAAGGTTTCCGACTTTGAAGATGCCGAGGCAGCCGCCACGGAGCTTTTCAGCCAGACCCAGCAGGCCATCCTTGTCAAAGGCGCTGAAAACTCCGCTGTACTGATCTACGCGCTCGGCAAGAACCCAAAGATGGCGCAAGAACTCGCCTCGCTCAAAGACCCTGTTGCCTTTGCTTTCGCAGCGGCACGACTGGAGACGAAATTGAAAGTCACGCCCCGCAAAGCCGCGCCATTGCCCGAGACGACCGTCCGCGGTTCCGCCCCGGTCTCTGGTGCTGTCGATTCCACACTCGCACGCCTTGAGGCCGAAGCTGACAAATCGGGAGACCGCACGAAAGTCATCTCCTACAAGCGCCAGCAACGCACCAAGGCGGCATAAAACTTTTTCAAGGTTCCCATGGCCAATAATTTTTCCAAAGAAGAGAAGGTTGCCTTCGACCAAGCCCTCGAAGGCTTCGAAGATGCCCTCGTCGTCGGCAAGCAGTTCAAAAAGTACCAGCTTGACGACGTGTCGGCCGAGCGCACCGGTAACACCGTGTGGCGCCCGCAGCCCTACATTGCGCAGTCGTTCACCGGCATCGACCAGAGCGCCAACTTCGCGCGCAACTACACGCAGCTGTCGGTCCCAACCACGCTGGGCTACAGCCACTCCGTGCCGCTGACCCTGAGCGCGACCGAACTGCGCGACATGCTGCAAGAGCAGCGCCTGGGCAAAGCCGCGATGCAGCGCCTGGCTTCCGACATCAACCTCGACGCGTCCAACCTGGCCGCCCTGACGGGTACTGTCGTGGTCAAGCGCACCACCGCCGCCTCCGGCTTCGATGACGTCGCTGCGATTGACAGCGCGTTCAACCGCATGGGCGTGCCGATGTTCGACCGCCGCGCGAACTACTCCAGCGGCGACTACAACAGCATGGCGGCCAACCTGGCATCACGCACGCTGGACAACAGCAAATCGCTGACCGCCTACGAGCGCGCCATGGTGGGCAACATCGCCGGCTTCGACACCTACAAGCTGGATTACGCCTACCGCCTGACCGCCGCCGCTGGCGTCACGGTCACGGTCAACGGTGCGAACCAGCGCTATGTGCCCAAGGCCACCAGCACGGCCACGACCGGCGAAATCAGCAACGTGGACAACCGCTACCAGAACCTGACCATCGGCGTGTCCAGTGGTGCGGTCAAGGTCGGCGACGCGTTCACCATTGCCGGCGTCAACGAGGTGCACCACATCACCAAGCAAGACACCGGCAGCCTGAAGACCTTCCGCATCACCGGCATCGTGTCGGGCGCGGGCGGCGCGGGCGTGGTGACCATCAGCCCGCCGATCATCGCGGCCGATTCGAGCGCGACCGATCCGGAACTGCAGTACAAGAACGTGACCGCAACGCCTGCATCGGGCGCGGCCATCACCTTCCTGAACACGGTCTCGGCTGCTGCCAATCCGTTCTGGCAAGGCGACTGCTTCGAGATCATGCCCGGCCGTTACAAGCCAGCGGAGAACTCGGGCATGGACATCATGACCGGCACGACCGAGAACGGCATCACCGTGACCATGAGCCGCCAGGGCGCGATTGGCGATCTGTCCACGAAGTACCGCTGGGATGTATTTTTTGGACTTGCCAATCTTCAGCCCGAAATGAGCGGAATTTCGTTGTTCGCGCAAAGTTGATTGAGTCTCCGCTCCGGGCTCGCGCCTGGAGCTTTG